GAAGCCGATCTCGTTTCAGTCTTGTCTGACTGCGAATCTCTCTACGGAGATTTTGGAGATTTGCCAGAAGATGCTCAGGAAATAATTGCTAATATGATATTCAATATGGGGCGGCCACGTTTGAGTAAGTTCAAGGGAATGAAACGTGGTGTTGATGCTCGTGATTGGAACGCAGCTGCTGATGAGATGGTAGATAGTGCTTGGTATCGTCAAGTACCAAATCGTGCAAAAAGACTTGTAGAAAGAATGCGTAACGTATAAGTGACTTGACAAATCTAAATAAATAAGGTATAGTTATATAATGTTTAATCATATGAATGTGGAGTTGCCCCCTATAAGCGCAACAACAACTAATGGTGTTCGTCTTTATGAAACACCAGAAGGAAACAAGTATCCTTCAATTACAACTATTCTATCAGTCCGTAATAAATCTGGATTGGTAGAATGGCGTAAACGTGTAGGAGAAAAGACTGCAAACTACATTGCTGGTAAGGCCGCTTCAAGGGGAACTAAGGTTCACCATATGTGTGAAGACTACCTCAACAATGAAAATATAGATCATCATCAAAAACATTTTCTTCCTTGGTGTTTATTTACTCAGTTACAAAAAGTTCTGGTAAATATAAATAACATTCATGCACAAGAAGCAGGACTCTATAGTGATAAATACAAGGTAGCGGGTAGAGTTGATTGTATTGCAGAGTACAATGGTGTACTGTCTATTATAGATTTCAAGACATCAACTAAAGAACGCAATGACGAATGGAATGAAAACTATTACATTCAATGTTCAGCTTATGCAGAGATGTATGGGGAAAGAACAGGTACAGAAATACACCAGATAGTCATTCTATGTGTGACTGAAGATGGTACTGTACAAGAGTTTGTAAAAGAGAAATATGATTACCTAAATGCATTGGTAGATACTGCTGCAGAATGGAGAGAACAAAATGAAACACCTAGTACAAGTAATGGCGGTGTTTCTGTTAATGGGTTGTCAAACCAACAATAATATTCCCAAAGACACAATATCGCCCACACCAATAGCAAAAAATGTTGAAACTGAAACAGCACCTGACCAACAAGTAATACCTGATGCTGTTCAAATAAATAAACCAATAATTTGTGGAAATTCAACTACAGTTGTGGCTGGTCTTATTAAAAATACAGCAGAACAACCTGTTATGATTTGGGATGATGAAATGCGTAAACATAAAGTTATTGTTATGATGAATAAAGAAACTAGAACTGTGACTGTTTTAGAATGGCCTATGCCCAAGCTTGCTTGTATGATTTCAACTGGAGTTAATGGTTCTTTTAATGGTCTTCCTGATAAGAAAGAAACTAGGTTTAAAGTTTCTCATTAAAGGGTATTGACTTTATAGGTTCTGTATGGTATAAATATAATACAATTTGATGATACGAATTGAAGACTGAACTGGACTTGGGGGCAGTACCCAACGCCTCCACCATAAGGACACTATGGATAAGAACGATAGTCAGGGATTTGATCACCCTACAACTCTAAACATGGTGTCCTTATGATGGGGGCGAACTAGGATCGACAGGCTGGAATAAATGAGTGGAGAATTGTCGGATGACTCCGTTATTGGTCAAAACAAGTAAATGCAAACGATAATGCATACATTGGGGATTACGCACTAGCTGCATAATCTTTCGGGGTTCGGGAGACACCTTGCAACAGAAGTCTCCCACTTTATTTAAAAGGGTATTGACATATTACTATTGTTATGTTATACTCTGTTATAATACGAATTTAAGTGACGGGAACCTATTCCTATATCGACACTTAATGAGTTTGGTAGTTCTCTTTTATAGGACTAAAAACTACCATTTAAAAGTTGAAATAGTTTCAGCTTATTTCGTAATGTTAAGGAAAACATTTAAATGACTACCACTACCACTACCGCTACCACACAGGCCGCTCGGGTCGAAAACGCACTTGTTAACGGTGCAGAACTAACCGCAAAACAGATTACTGCACGTTATGGTGTTAAGAATGTTCGTTCTGTGATTAGTAAGCTTCGTTCAGAAGGTTTATCAATCTACTTGAATAAGCGTGTATCATCTTTTGATGGCGCATCTTATATGAAGTACATGATTGGTACTCCAACACGAGCAGTTGTTGCAGCTGGATACAAGGCACTACGCACAGCGTAATGTCTTTCGGGTGATGTCGTAATACATCCGTGGGGGATCACGGTTAATCCCCCAACTTTTTTAATATATATGGAATTTTATCAAATGAATACCACCAAAACATTTTCAATGGAAATTGAAAATATCGCAAAAGAAAAAAGAATAACACATATGGAAGCTATTCTTTGGCATTGCAATAAACAAGGGATTGAACCAGATACGGTGAGTTCTCTTATATCAAAAAGTCTTAAAGAAAAAGTTGAGGCAAATGCGAGAGAACTCAACTTCTTACCAAGACAGGCACAGTTGCCAGTTTAATGTATAAAATCTATACACGAAATTCTTGTATTTACTGTGATATGGCAAAAGTTTTAATGACAGAAAATGATATTGATTTTATGGAAATTAATATTGATTTTGATAATGAAGAAAAACTTTTACTTAAAGAACAAGGCCATAAAACTGTACCACAAATCTATAATGAAGTGAATAATCACATTGGTGGTTATACAGAACTTCTAGACATTTTTAAAAAGGAAATATAAATGTTTGTATTATTTTTACTCGTACCACTAATAGGATCACTATTAGCTGTACAAAACTCAGAAGCTATTCAAACTTTTGAAAAACAAATTGCAGAGGGTTACGAATGGAATTATGTTGGCCCTCAACCTTTAGACCCTAAAGATAAGAATATTCCATTACAGGTTCAAGGCAGTGACCCATACATTATCTTTAAGTTAAAGAAACCAGTAGAGTAATGTTTAAAGGATTAATACAAGCAATCGTAGTATTAGTCCCTACATATATTACTGCTTATCTTACAGATAAAATGATATATGTTATTCCGATGTTGGCTGCAGTAAGTTTTATTGCATCCAGTATTGCCCCCGCAACAAGTCGAAGAGTAGATGAAGACGGATATAAAAAAGATGATGGAACCGATTGACGTTTACATTATGTATTGTGCAATGAAAGCACATTTTAGTAGAAAAGACTATGACTTTAATAAGTATGGTGGTAAAACTAAAGTATCCAGAGATTCTTTCTTCAAACGTAAAGACAGGCATTTCTTTGTCAAACTTTCAAGAAAATATTCAACTGACATTGAAATAAAAAACTACTATATCTCTAATTTTATTAAAGATAAAAGAGGATACATTGCTAACTTTAGTGATGATAATTACAAATCGTGGTTACTTAAAAGATCAGGCTTCTTTGAACAATTTGTAATAGAGTTAAGTCCTTACATAAAAGAATTTCAGCCTCTATTTGAAGTTGAAGGTAACAATCATCCAAAACTATTAAAAGAGTTTTTAGGTAGTAGAGTATCATTAGAAACTATGATTGTATTGGATGAGCTTGTTGAATACGGTAAGAATTGGGATAAACTATTAGAAGGCGATATTATATGGATTGATTTAAAAAAATTGATGGAAAATTACAAAGGGTTCTTGACAATTAATAAAAACTTGTATAGAATGAAACTACTGAAACTAATAGAGGAGTCCAGTTAAATGGAACTTACAGTACACTTGGATGGTAATCCTACCATTCGTGAAGAAGGATTTTTTGAGAGCAAAGTAACTGCTCTAGAAAATCAAGTTAAGGCATTACAATTTGATAATGCTGAGTTGGTTAAAACAACGATGGAGCTTCGTGAAAGAGTCACGAAAATTGCTACTCGTTTTCCTAGTCAAAAAGGAAATCAACCAAGAAGGAATGATCGCTTTAACAACAAGCGTGACTAAATGGAACGCCGGCGTAGCTCAGTTGGTAGAGCGGTTGATTTGTAATCAATAGGTCGTGGGTTCGATCCCTGCCGCCGGCACCATTAAAGAGGAATAATATGGAAGTTAAATTTGTAGATAAAATGGGAAGTGATCTTTCTGTGGTTAATGCCGCAAGAGTATCATTTGCAAAAACATCTGAATGGGAATCGATTCCAGAAGCAGGGCCTGTAGAAGGTTTGTTGTCTATTCAAGATGAGAAATTAATCAACTACCTTGCAAAACATAATCACTGGAGTCCCTTTGGTCATGCATCTATGCAGTTTCATATCAAGGCTCCTATATTTGTTGCAAGACAATTAGTCAAACATCAAGTCGGTCTAGTATGGAATGAAGTATCAAGGCGTTATGTTGATGATGCGGTAGAGTTCTATGAACCAAAAGAATGGAGACTTGCAGCTGAGAATAAGAAGCAAGGTTCTTCTGATGAAACTGTAGAATATGGTGTAAGTTCTACATATCAATGGTGCAACGAAACATATAAAAATTTGTTGAATGCTGGAATTGCTCCAGAGATGGCCAGAATGGTTTTACCACAATCAATGTATACTGAATGGTATTGGAGTGGAACACTAATGGCATTTGCTCGTGTGTGTAATCTACGATGTAAACCAGACACACAACTAGAAACTCAAATGGTTGCAAATCAAATAGATGAGATAGGAAAAGAAATGTTTCCTACATCATGGGAGGCACTAAGAGATGCTTGATGAAGATAAAATAATATGCTTGACAGAAGAAATATCTATATTGAAAAGTAGATTTGAACCAGATTCAGGTATGGGTAATATCAATACAGCTATCAGTGTATTAGAACGTAGAGTTGAAGAGTTAAAAAATCAAGTATGTCAAAAGCCTTAGTAATAGGAAACGGTGAATCAAGATCATGGTATAAACCATGTGAGAAAAAAATAATGTCTAATGATGTTATTACTTGGGGCTGTAATGCAATCTATCGTGATGGTGATGTAGACAACCTTGTTGCAATGGACTATGGTATGCAACAGGAAATTTATGACTCTGAATATCAAAAAACACACAATTGTTGGTTTGCAGATTGGTCTGTATTACCAGCAGAAGTTGCAGAAATGACTCTTATGGGATTTGACTTACCATCAAATTTTATTCATAGGAGTAAAAACAAAACTGCTAATTGTGTGATACAAGGAAAAGACCCAGCCACCATACAACAAAGAATTGATGCATTGAAAGAACTAAATGCAAATTTAGATATGGATGATTTGCAAAAGAAATTGACAAAAGATGTTGGTGTTTGGATAACCTATGTTGATGATAATGATACTGTTGAAAACATAGACTTTCCTAGAGGATGGGCTGCAGGGACTACTGCATTACATCTTGCTTGTCAACAGGGAGCAACAGAAGTTTATATGTTGGGGTTTGATCTGTCTTCTCAGAACGAACTTTTGAACAATATATATAAAGGAAGTAATTACTACTTACCAGCAGATGCAAAGGGATTTAATCCACAAAATTGGGTTAATCAGTTGTTGGCTGTTTTTAGAGAGTTTAATAATACTCAATTCTATTGGGTAGAACCTAAACACAATATTGGAAGTTCTACTGATAATATTGAAATAAGGTACTTGACAAAAGCAGAACTTTGTGATACACTACGTATACAATAACAAATCGCATATATTAACATAAGGAGAATACATATGTCGTTACAAGCACTAAAAAAGTCCAATTCCTTGGACAAACTGCTCGGTGCAGTTCAAACCGAAAATGCCCCACAAGAAAAGAAGTCCTATGCAGATGAACGTCTGTGGAAACCAGTGGTAGATAAATCAGGTAATGGTTATGCCGTTATTCGTTTTCTTCCAGCGGTTGAAGGTGAAGACCTTCCTTGGGCAAAAGTCTGGAACCATGCGTTTCAAGGCCCTACTGGTCAATGGTATATTGAGAACTCTCTCACCACCATTGGACAAAACGATCCTGTATCAGAAATGAACTCTGCATACTGGAACTCTGGTGTAGAATCCGATAAGGAAATTGCACGTAAACAGAAACGTAAGTTACAATACTTTGCAAACATTCTGGT